CTTGTTCAGACGAGGGTAACACTTGTTCAGACGAGGGTAACACTTGTTCAGACGAGGGTAACACTTGTTCAGACGAGGGTAACACTTGTTCAGACCTAACTATTCCTTCAGAGCAAATTCTAAAATATAATTAGTCCTAGGACTAATTATATTTACAACCTTAACCCAATCCTCTCTAGTTCTTCCAAAAGTAGTCCAACAAAACACTGTTACCACTCTTACAAGCAGAAATCAACACTTGCTTGGTTAGTTCATAACCATTGGCTTTCAACCACAAGTAGACTTCCAGTGTAGAGCGACCACAGAAATCAGACAAGGTATGTTTGTTGTAGGTGCATCCTTGCTCAAGGAGTAGTTTTAGAATTTCCAGGTTACCTCCTTCCACGGCCATACACAGATGAGTACCATCCAACATAAACTTGTCTTGAAGTAGCTTTCTAACCTTTCCAACCTGACCTCGAGAACACGCTTCCCTCAACTCAATCACCGTATCCACAGTGTTGCACTCTTTCTCAGTCTTGTAAGCCCACTCCTTGGTTAGATAGTCCTTGTTTATCCTGTGCCTCTTCTTCTCATCCTGTAGAACAGGATAACCTTCTTCATCCAAACCTAGATAAGTAGACCAAAAGTTCTCCACGCTAACTCGAGGAGGGCCAATCAACCTAACCTGTGAACCAACCTCTACATCTTTGAGCAGGGCAAGAGGATAGCTTGTGTTGCTTCCTGTGAAAGGTATATCTGCTTGGGGTATCTTCATACCAACAGTAGCTATCATAGGACCACGAGAAGCAAACTTATCTCTCAGAGCCTTCCCCACATCTTTCAACAAGGTGTCTTCATCCTCGCACAAGTCCATCTTCTCCTTGCCCTTGTCCTTCTTGGAACTAACCTGTTCCAGAATAGCTTCCCCCTTTTCATCTCTGCCTAGAAAGCGATACATGTCCTTGTCTTCAGTAAAAGGCATGTGTTCTTCCTCCCATTGTTTATCGAGAATGGCGGTCCAGTTTTTATACGAATCAAACCGAGGAGGAGTCTTGTAAAGGCGTACTTGTTTACCATCAAACATCTTGGGAATGGTCTTATCAGAAACAAGTCCTTGCTCAGCCCTGGACATCTCGTGGAGAAGTTTAGAAAACTCCTCCTGAAAGTAAGAAGGAGGATCATCTCTCCTGGCAACTACCACACCAGGCTTTGCTTTCTGGATTACTTCTGGTTGAGGAGAAGAAACCTCCCAATCCCAATTTCTACGAACGCGACCACTTTCTTTATCCACATAGTTCATACCCTGGTCAACCTTGTCTTCACCTTCCATCTCGTCCTTGATCACAACAGTCCTATCCTTCCAAAAACCAGTCTTGTCCATGTAGTAGAAATCCTTGTCTGACCAAGTAGCATCTATCCTCCTTACTACAGTGTCAGCCTCTGACAAGACATACTCTCCCTTCTTGTTTCTACCATAGTAGTTCAACCAACGATTACCAATCTCTGGATGGTAGAGGGAGGGAACAAGGGAGACAATCTTACCCTTTTCAATGTTTGCAAGCTTGTCTACAGGAGGCAGAGAAGAGGAAGAAGAGGAAGGAACAGAAATCATCTCCTTCTCTACCGTCTTCCCTCCTTCCTTCTTGTAATAAAACTCTACCTGAGAGAAAGCAAGGTCCATCTTCCTAATCTTACCCTTCTCGTTTACAAAGACATGGTCCTTGTCCTTCTTTCCTTGATAGACCCACCAATCCTTGTCCCAGAGTTGTACAGAACTGCCTGCTTCTATGTTGCTCAACCTATCTTTACGCAACACATCACGAAGAGAGGAAGGAGAGGAAGGAGAGGACTTTCTCTCCTTCTTACCATCAAGAGCAAGTGCTACCCTGTCCTCCCAAAACTTGGTCTTCTCCATGTAGAGAAAGAGAGAATCGTGCCAGCTGGCATCTATCTTCTTAATCGTCCTGTCTGCCTCTGAGAAGACGTACTTGCCCTCATCGTTCTTGCCGTAGTAGATGCACCAACGATAAGCCAACTCAGGACACCAACTAGGAGCGCAGAGCCTAACCACCTTACCCTTCTCAATCTCACAAAGCTTGCCTATCTGCACATTCTGAATCTCAGGGTAGTCCTTCTCTTGATGACCTAGAGACCCCACTTTCTCTGGTTTGTACAGTGACTCTCCCCAGTTTCCTTCGTATCTCTTCTCCTCTTGGCAACTTGTGGACGAACCTGAAGAGGAGGATGTCTTTTCTCCCCTCACCTCTATTACGGGCTGAGCCTTCCTGCCTTGCTCAAGAGAGGCCTCTTCCAGATAGTCATCTATCTGCATCTTTTCAGCCAAGAGCTCATCCAAAACAGAGTAGAGTCTTTCCCTTTCCCTCCTATCTTCAACCAACAAGAGCTGTTCCTGAAGAAACTCCACATGAGCATCAAGCTCCCTCTTCTTCACTATAAAGTCGTTAACCTGCATAGCGATGATATTGGCGCGGCCCGAGATTCAGATTAAAATAAATATCCTCACGAGGATATTTATTTACAAGAGAGAAATGTTGTGGTGAACCACTTGCATGATACAAAGTATCCGAATTAATTCAGCAGGTACAAATAAAATGGCAAGTTACCGTCGTGGTCGTAAGAATCTCCAACCTTCATGTATCAGTGTCAACCTAGATGATATCCCTTATATCTTTATTTCTGGTCTGGACGATGAGTTGGAAGACTTCTTTCTAAGTACCAAAGAAGAGGAAAAGAGAAAAGTAGAACTGGAAGAGTTTGTTGCTCTCTTCCAAGGCAAGAGTATCTCTGAAGGTCTGAGAAAGTTCTTTACCATCTCTCCAGAAGAGGCCAGAGAAGAACTAGAGTCTCTTTCTGAACGAGACTATGTTCTGGTCTTTAACAGCAAGGACAAGACCATCTCTTGGTATGACAATGTTAACGCACTAAGCGATTACATTATCTACCCTGACGATGAACAGGTTATCTCTCTCATAGAGAAGATTGTAACATTGGGTATCCCTTACACAGATTGTTCTCCTCGGGTTAGAACTTCTCTTGGAAGAATATCACCTTCTCCTGAGCGAATGTCATCTTCGCCTGTAAAGACCATCCCGGCTCTAGGAAAACCCCCCTCTTCTCTGACCAGACGTTACAAACAGATAAGAGAGGAAGAAGAATTCTAACTAACATGAAAGAAGAATCCGGCCATAATCTCAGCAATGGACTCTGCCTTTGAAACTATCAAGTATGAAGCTTACAACCTTTACCAGGCTACCAAGCCTCTTCTCACTAACAAATACTGTGAGATGAAGATGGAGAACTGCACTCTGGTGCATGGACCTAACGTGTTTACTATTATTCCCGTCTGTACCTCTTCCGATGAGGATGAGAGTGTGATGGCCTTTAGTAAGAACCATCCTACCAACTTTGTCTATGCTCCCGTAGAAGACACCTTGCAAAAGTACCAAATCCCTGACGTCTATGTTAGGGAAGAGGGAAACAAGCAAACCTGCTTTAACTTTTCCTACAAGCTGGCTGCTTTGGTCTGTAAGGAAGCGCAAGCCAAGACCTTCCTTTCTGTTTGCCCGGAGCCGGGTTCTTACATCTGGGTCATAGTAACTGGAGGTAAGAACAAGTCGGCCAAAAAGTTTATCAAGGAAGTGGAAAGCAAGGCCAAACAAACCAAGAAGACAGAGGCTGATGTCTGGTATGGAGGCATCTGGTAAAGGTTCCCTGGAAGGGACTCTCATAAATTTAATGGCCAGTGGCCATTAAATTTATATCTCGTGTGAAAGAATATCTGCGCCGATATCATGAAGCTGGCTTTGTCTTCCTTGTGCAACCTGTGCTACTATGCTTTGCCTGAAGAACAAGTGCCTCTCTTGAAAGATCTCTGTCTGCAACCTCTACCTGATTGGGATTACTATTACAACCTTATCAACCAAGATTTCCCCATACCTAGAGATTACTTTTTCCTTCCCCTTACTCAAGGTAGAGACTGTTGCCAGAGAAAACGTTATGTGGAAGTTTGGAGACTGCGCTTCTCCACTAAGTTTAAGTTGATACCTGAATCGGTACATTCCAAGTTTGGTGTATATGAACCTTATGCAGTAAGATAGATGACCGACGGTCATCTATTTAACGACAGCACTAGAGGAAGCCGTGATGAGAAACGACGTAGAGATGGCTAAATACTACTATTCTCTCCTTCCCGTAGAGATTAAACCTAGGATTAGAAATATCTATTGGAAGTTTCGAAAGATAATAGGTAAAGAGTTTAATTTTAGGATGGCCGCTCTCTGTGCCATCTGGTCGTTGCACTTTGGTAGTACGGAATATTTTCCTGATGTGGTAGAGAACTGGCAAAAAGACACAGAAGAGGTTAGTTTGGGATTAACAAACTTGGACATGTCTATCTACGATTGCGTCACACAAAAGAAAACAGGTAAAGCTCTATCTTATCTCATCTCTCAAGGCAACCAAGAAGCTTTCTTTGCTCTGATGGGGGATGATGGACCTGTCATGAGCCACACATTCCTTCCTTCTGTCCTCGCTTCAGGAAGAGAAGACTTTGTAAAGATTTATTCACACTTAGATAAGAGGGTGACAGATGTAGATTACAATGTATCAAGCGTAAACATAGCAAACAAGGAAGCTTCAGGTTTGAGATACTATAAACCTTTGCTTGCCTCTTCCATCAGAGGAGGTAACCCTCGCTTGTTTATATATTGTATGGCTATGCCCTATGATGGACTAGTCTCTTTTCATGATGATCTACTACAAGGCATGAGAGAAAGAAACAACCCTGTAGGTTTTTACCAAATTCTACAACTAGTTAGAGGAGAGAAAGAAGCCAAGGTCCTTTACCCTGACGTGATGAGCTACATGAAGACTCACCGCATTCCCATCTCTCTAGTTAGAGATACCATATTGGAAAATCCTGGCTACCTACCCTTTATAGAGTATGTTAAGAAAGCCTATCCCAAGGCTGATGCTCAATGGAAACAACTTGCCACACAGATAGATGAGGTTGTCTATCCTCTAACCGTAAAGTTGCTAGCTATGTAACTTTAATCCTAATATTTGTTTACAGCGTAAACAAATATTAACCTAACTCGCTTAGTTAACCTAACTCGCTTAGTTAACCTAACTCGCTTAGTTAACCTAACTCGCTTAGTTAACCTAACTCGCTTAGTTAACCTAACTCGCTTAGTTAACCTAACTCGCTTAGTTAACCTAACT